CGGATGGTTCTTCCACAGATACTTCCTTTGTTTCTCCGATTTGAATGGCATCTTCGCTTGGTATTACCACTTTAGTAATTTCTGGAGCTGTTTCAATCAAAGGTTCTTTGATATTAACTTTAACCGGTTCATTACTAGGTGTTGTTAATTTTTTTGGAGTTCTTTTTTTAATTTTAAACTCACCTTCCTGCTTAACAGGTTCATTTGTTTTTACTTCTGACATAATATAATAAAATTAAATAATTAATAAACCTACATCGCGGTAGGAACTTCTGCGTTTTCTTGCTCAAAATCAAAAGGCATTAAATCGTTTTTCCTTTGAGTTATCATTTTACTTTGTTGCGTACCTTCCATTTGTATACGCTTATCTTTTCTATCTTCTATTTCTTTTTCTTTCTGCTGAACAGCTTGCATATCCATCTGTTTCAATTGCATATCAAAATTGAATTGAGCTTGCATCTTTTGTTGTTCTAACTGAGCAGCTGTTTCCATCCTAGCAATTTCCATTTGAGATCTAGCTTGTTCATATTGAACTTTAGAGCCACTTATAGCTTCTTGCTTTTGGACTTCAGTCATCGCTATTTTCTCAGCAGCATCTGCTTGAGACTCAGATTGAGCTCTTATGTTAGCTTGAGCGTTTTCTTGATCTTGTTTAGCTTTAGACTTTCTTTTTACTTTAAGAAGTTGATTAGCTAATTTAAGATTTTTTATTTGTCTTAAATCAATAGCGTCTTCAAGGTCTATGCCTCCTTGCTGCAATGCAACTTGTATATTAGCTTCTAATTGTTGTTGCTCTTCATCATCAGGTTCTAGTTCTAAGAAAATACCAAAATCATGTAGATTTAAGTTAGAAACTTCTTGAAGAGTGTTAACATTGTAATTGCTTATTGAGTTCTTTAAAGACTCAGCTGTTAATGGAAACTCTAGAGCATCAGCTATCTTAAGAGCTATGTTTTCAGCAACTCTAAGAGTTAAGTATGCGCTAGCTTGCTTGATATGTCTAGTTGCTACGTTGGATGCGTTAGCGGCCATCTTTTGCAAGCCTACTAAAGTACCTTTGTCTGGCGTAGTTCCATCTCTAGCTTCGTTTAATCCTGTCACATCACGGATCATTTGTAAGTAATATTGATAGGTTTGAATAAGACTTTGTATCTTGCCTTGACCGCTTGAGCTGTTAAGTTCTTGAATAGGTATTTTACCTGGATTCATGTCACCGTCTTGAGTAAGTGATCTACCAACAATAGAACCTGTTTGGAAATACATATTTAGTGCTTCCGCTGGGTTATAGTTAGTTCCATTACCAAGATCAACCTCTGCAAGTCCGTCCATATCTAAATAGACACCGTCTGGCACAATCCTAGACATAACTTGTTGTAACTTCAAGTGTGTTAGCTGTATCATATCAGCAAAACCAATACATTTGCTAACAAGAGATTCAATACGTCCTTTGTATATTCTAGGCGCACAAATAGCATAATTCATTTCTACCTTAGTAGTATCTGCCATAGGTCTAGACATATTCTTAGCTAATTCCCATTTTAGCATTGTGTTTGTACCTAATACTTTAGCTCCACTATATAATACCTCTATAGATCTAGAAACTTTTTCAAAACTATCATTCTCTGGAGGATTAAAGCTATCGTCTTTCTCTATAGCTTTTAATAACCCTTGATCTGTTTGTTTTATTTTAAAAACTTGATTTTGATACGTTTTGTAGTCAAAATACAAAACCTGAACAGTGTTTTCGTCGTAATTACCCCAACCTGTAACGTAAGAGCTATTGCTAGGCGTGTTTTGAATTCTTTTTAATTCGTCCTCGGTTACGTTTGGAAATTCTTTTTTGAGTTCAGGTATAGTTATGGATTTTAACTCACCAACATAGTACACGTCTTCGAAGTTAGGATCTTCTGTGTATGAATATACCATATACGCAGGATCAACATAATCTACCGTTATGCCTTCTGCAGTATTAAAATTAGTTTTAGTTGCTGAAATACCTAATACAGTTAAATCCATATTAAGTCTGCGTTTTACTAAGTCATATTTGTTTTGAGCAAATACAGTAGATATAGCTTCCTCTTCCGCTATTTCTATAGATTGCTTATAACTTAGTTGCATATGAAGCTCTAGCTCTTCGTCTGTTTCTGGTAGTAAGTCTGGATTTGAAGCTTGATACAAATCTATTCCAAGAGTTGCTTTTAAGTTATCTAAATATTCTTTAGCCAACATATCTTCATATATCTTAGAAGCATAATCTGTTCTTTTCTTTATAGAAGCAGGGTCTTGAGCGTAAGCTTTTATATCGTAAGTTCTAGCAGATATGCCATTTACTACTATATCTACAAACTTAGATAATATAGGCACTGGTTTCCAGTCTAAGTTTAAATAAGATAAATCACCGTTTATAGATAATTCATTTTTGTATTTTTGTATAGATTGCTCGCCTCTAGCATATAATCTTAACTCATTAAAGCTATTCCAGTTAGTCAAATACCTATTACCTGTTGTTCTACCCGCAGAAAACCATTCGCCTTCTATAGCTTGCGCTACTTGACTTCCGTATTCTAAACTAGCTTTTTCCGTGTCACTAACTACTTGACTAGGAAATGAGCTTCTGGTATTAGTATATATATTCATTTAACTTATTATTTTTGATGTATTTCCTTTGTTATCGTACTTTCTAAAACCTAAATCTACCGCCTTAGGTTTTTGCCTAGGCGCGTTAGGTGCGTATCTATGTTTATTACAAGCCATTAAAGCTAGACCTGAACTAATAGATGCATCATGCTTTGTTCTGTTGTTAATATTAAACTTAGCCCAGTCTTCTAATGTTCTTTGAAAATATGTGTCTCCGTGACCTGTTTCTTTTCTACCTACAAAATCATTTATATAAGTTTCAATTGCTGCAGCGTGTGCTTGTTTAATATCTTCACTAGAGTTTGGTATTCCACCTAGCTCTCTTTCTGTCACAGACAGTTTATTATATTTTCTATCAGGTCTGTTAATTGAATAACCTCTGTAGCCTCGACGCTTGAAATAATACAATAGTCTAGGTTTATTGTTCTCAGCTAATATAGGCATCCCGTAGAATACACAAGCCATTAGAACGTCTTCAAAGAATATCTCAGCAGTCTGAGGCCGAGCTATATATTCTAAAAAAAACATATTCGGAGGCACGTCCTCCATTGAAAACTTTGTTAAACCGTGAAGAGATCCATTGGATCCTCTACCGTCCACAGTGCCTGATATGTCATATGGATCGCAGCCAAATGCTCCACAATGCTCATTGCCAGGATAATTAGTACCATTTTTTATATATCTTTTATTTTGAAGATTTGCAGGTGGAACCCAGGTTACTAAAAATCTACCATCTTTGTTTGGTACAAATATCACCTTAGTATCTTGCTTGGCGTTCTCCCATTGAAAACTTCCTTTTGTTACTTTAATCGAGTTTTTAAGATCTTCGTTAAAATCTATTTGCTCGTATATCTTTGTCAAGTTAAATAGAGATTGTTTTGATTCATCTCTAAACGCGTGTTTAGTTGTGCGTGGGAATTGTCTGTAGAATTCATTTAAACTGTCTTGATCAGACTTTAAACCTTCTACTTCATTGTCCCAATATTCTATTACGCCTTGTGTTATTTTTGTTCCGTGTGGGTCTTCAACTCCTTCTTTTGGTGTGTTGAATACAGGAAAGCCATAAGAATCAATGTATCCTTCGTAGTTCCATTCCATAGGTATGAACAAAGAATAGAGTCCTGAGCGTGTCTGTCCATTGGCGTTTCTTTGTGTAACATCTGAATCATTGTAAAGTTTTTTAAAGTTTGCACCACCTTTGTCTAAAGCATTTGAGGTACTACCCATCATACACTTGCCAATAACTCTAGAACCTAATCTTAAACAAGTTCTGGTTACTCGCCAGTTGTTTAATATATTTGTAGGTCTCTCCCACTTTCCACTTTCATCGTGTACTAGTAGTTTTAGTTTCTCTCCATCGTAGGAGTTGTCGCCCGTGTTCTTCCAGTCGATCGTTGTGTCGAGACCGGTAATCTCTTGGAGCTTCTCGTTCGAGTCAAGTTTACGCCTGGTAAACTTTGATGCTGGGACGCGATAGGCAAGTTCGGTCTTCGGGCGATCCATACCGTCCTGGATCGGCTTGAAGAAGAACGGGTAGTTGACCGAAATCGGTACGACCTTATCTGTGAACATCTTCTTTGCATCTGGACCAGATTTGGACAGTATCCCAAACCGTGAATCCGTAGATATGGTTGCAAGGTTAACTGATTCAGCTGAGGACATAAACGAGAATCCGCTACGACGGTTCTTAAGATAACACATTCCATAAGACCGCTTGTCGGCCTTACAAGCTTCCCAGAATATATAGAATAATCTGTTTGACTCGCGAAAGTCTGGTTGCCCGACATCAATCTTACTCCACTGCAAGTACATGTAGTTAGTACCAGTAATATAAGTAGGCTTGCCTTTGTTAATAAACCAAAAACCTTCTTCGCGCCGTGTAAATTCTTTATCAATGTAATCATACCATTTTTCTTTAAAGTCTAACGGATATTCTTCCCAGTCAAACACAGATTTAATTTTACTTAATTCTTTTGGATACTTAGTATAAGACCATCTGTCGTTTTCAAACTCTACAATATCTTTTTCTTTAGGCAGAGCTATTAAAAGATCCTGTATCTTATATATCTCACCTATTTCACCAGTTTTACTAATAACCACTAAATCGTGCTCAGCATTGTGACCATATTCCCATTTCTTGTACCTATTCATTCTTTTAAGAACTTTAGGTTTTACGTGGTCTTTTACAACCTTATATAGAGTTTGCTCGTACATTATTTAGATCTTCCTTCAGCAAAACCTCTAAAAGATTTCTCTTCTTTTATTTCTGCAGGTTTTTCGTTTAATAATGCCTCTTCAGCTTCTAATCTATTTAGTATTTCAAATGCATCAAATATAGCTAACTTCTTTGTAGCTGCAGCATTTTTTAATCTATCTGCCGTGATATCATCTCCTGAATCAACGATAGCTTCTTTAGCTACTTTGATCAGTTCCTCAACTGCGACTTGCCCAGCTTGGATTATATTCAACTTCGTTTCCTTGGTATTCATATTTAATTACAATATCATTAGATTTCATACAATATAAACGCTTGCCATCAACTAAAAATTCCCATTCACCGTTAGGCGTATAGCCTACTAAGTCTCCTGGGTTAATATCAAGTGCTTTTAAGGAGCTATTGCCGTATTTTAATATACCAATAAGGCTTTGCTCTTTATCTAGCGTTAAAGACTGATTGTCTTTTATTGGAGTTATAAAGCACCGATCACCAAATGAATGCCAACCTTCTTTATTTTTATATAAATAAATTTGATCTATAGCGCAAAAATGTAAATCATCTTTGAACCAAGATCTGCTTTTCTTTTTCTCTCCTTTCATGTCATAGAATACTCTAAACACGTTTTGGTGTATAACAATTATATCACCTATTTCAATACCCGTATTAAATGCCTTGGGTGTTTCTAAAACTCTAGCTAATCTATTTACAAATTTAAAATCCTCTATCTTTGTATTTACTATTAACTCTTTATCTCCAACCTTGACTTTATTACTGTATTTATCGCCTAACGGCTCAACAATAAAATCGTAAAGGCTTCTCATCAATATTCTAAATCATATTCAACAGATATTGCCATGTTAGAATTAAATTTCTTCCATGGCATTACCTCGTTATTTTTCTTTATATGAATATTGTAAGAACTATCAGATTCGTCTAGAAGTATATGTGAGATCTCGTGACCGCCATAAACTTGTTGACCTACAGAATAATGCATAGCATCATTTTTGTAATCTGAACCAATACTTATTTTTCTTACAATTGAAGACATTACTCAGCTACTTTAAGCTTAGATTCGTCTTCAATCTCAGTGTACTCACCAGTTTTAAGATCAATAGACACTGCGCCGTATTGCTCTTCTAACTCAACTTTAAACTCTTCAGTTTTTTTGTTAACATCCGCTACTTGATGTAGCAGTGCGTGTTTTTGAGTTTCAATCATACCAATTTGATTCACTAATCCAATTAGTTTTTCTTGGTTTTCGTTTGCAGTTTTTAACTGCTCTTCCGTAATCTTTGACATTTGATTTAATTTAATTGTTTATATTGATATAATTACTTGTTTTTTAAACTTTTTAATTGTTCTACTTCTTCGCTTAATTTTTTTATAATTTTGTGAAGTTCTTGCGTAGCTGATATATTTAGCATAGCTAAAGCATCGTAGTCTATGGAATGGTAGTCATCTACTTCTTTACCAAATATTAAAACATCTCCTGACTTATCAGAGTCAACTTTAATACCTTTACCATTTGATTCAATAACGTTAACTGTTTCTTTATGACCGTTTGGGTAAATTAATTTAACTTTATCACCAGCAATACAGTTATCTATCTCGCCAGATATAATACCATCTTCAATAGTGGATTTCTTGTAAATATCTGGAACAATATCTTTACCTATAGAAACTGCTTGAGGATAATGTTTTGCAACTTGCTGTGCTATAACCTTTTTGTGCTCTCTATTTCCTTGAGCCTCGTCAATGTGTTTGTAATTGGATATTTCAATTTTAGATATAGTTTCTAGATCTTCTTTAGAATCGCTTAGTGATATATCTTTTTTAATTCTTTCGTCAGAGTATATATGAATACCTGATCCCATAAATCTACCGTCTGCGTGTACGCTTATAGCAAATAATCCAGCTCCTGTGAAGTTTTGAAAAGGACCTCCAGCGCCATTAAATAAAAAGTAATCAAAAGGATTTCCATCATAATTTATATGGCTATTTATTTCTATAGCACCTTTAGTATTAGCAACTCCATTTAAACCTATACCAATAGTTGGAGTTGTAAGTGCTGAGCCGGTTGCAGTAAAAGTAAAATCTTGAGTTCCACTTATCTCGGTAGGACTAGTAAAATAAGGTATTTGTCCTGCTAAGGTAGAAGCTGTAGTAACAACGTCATCTCTTTCCACTAAATTACCAGTTCCATCGAAAGCTGCTATTAAAGTGCTTCCAGAGGCGGGGAAAGTACCTACACCATATTTGCCAAGTTGAAACTGGCCAAGGTTTCCTAATCCAGCACCCGCTTGTAGCTTTAACACTGGGCCTCCACCTGGAAGTGAATTCACTGTAAGTTGACCTGATAAACCAATAAATAAGTTTTTAAAGTATTTTTGTAGTGCAGGGTCTGATCCAAAAAATAAATCTTGAGTACCAGTGAAACTACTTGAGAATGAAGGAGTCCCTGCGTTTTGACCTAGTTCTAAAGATGCGCCAATTTTTACTGGGCTTGTGCTGAGTAGATAACTACCAATCAATTGATCAGGACTAATCCTTACATTAGTTGTTCCATCGTATCCAACTAAAAAATCTACACCACTAGAGCTGCTTGTAGATGTAAATTGTGAAAATTTTATATTTGCCATTTTTTTATTTTTATTCTATAATCATTAAGTCTACATTATTCTCCAAAAGCATCTTGTCAAATCCATTTTCCAAAACTATAAAATCACCTACAATAGGTGGAGGAGCTGAATTACCTAAGCGATTTTGTGGTATACCATTACCAATTCCTAAACCAATTGCCATTTTATCTCGCTGCTATTAAGGAGTCAACTGTTGTAACCTCTTGAGTGGGTCCAGGAAGTCCTTTAGTAGCTAAAACATAATCAACCGTTACAGGTAGAAAACCTCCTGCTTGTAAACCTTTGAAAAATACACCTTCTTTTCCAGTAGGTGGTCCAGGTGCTGCTATTACTCTAAATACAGCATTACCATCTCCACCTGTTATAGTAACTAAATCTCCATTTAAATAGAATTCAGCATTAGCAACATTTAATGTTAACCCGTCTATAGAGCCAGTTGCAACGCTTGTTTGTGTAATGTCGACGGTTAAGCCTGTTCCAGAACCTGATGTTGTTGTCGCGACCGCAGCAGCGTTTACGTATCCAGTTCCGTTTGACCCAGAATATCCAGGTGAAACAAGATCAGTTACAGTGCTTTGTCCTACAACACCAGCAGGTATTACTATCATATCACCACCCGCGGAATTGTCGCCTATGTATATAACAGATCCATTTAAAAAAGTGCCTTGATCTATTTGATCACTAGGACTTATTTGTTTTATGTCGTTTGTTGCAAAATCAGGTTGATTACCGAATTGTCCCATATCTTTTTATTTATTTATTACTTATTGATTTATATTTCTCAAAACCGCGTGAGCCAAAATATGCTACGTATACGGTTGTTAATAGTTGTTTTAATAATTCTATCCACTCTTGTTCTACAGTAAAAGATATTTCGTGATGACTATCAACCCATATAAAGGCTACGGCCATAAACGACAAAAATATAAGCGCCATAGGACGCGTGTTTTTACTAAGCCACGAATCAGACGTCATGTCAGATTCCCAGCGTTTACTTATTTGGTCTTCTGCTTCCGCAGAGGCATTCTCAACTATTACTTGGATCTCCTTCTTGATTTGAAGCTTCTCCTCTTCTGTAGTTGTTAGTTTATCGATAACGTCACCAACATCTTTGATGACGTTACCGCTTAACCATTCCCAAATTTTTTTCATTTTATAGGTGTTTCTATAACATATTTAGCACCAGGAAACTTATAGTCATAACCTGGATACATTACTTTAGTGTAGCCACGATCATCAGTGCCTAGTACTTTAAACTCGACTCCTTTCATTGTTATGTCGCCTCCCTGTATGATGTTTTTAGACTTATTAACGTCAGGGCTGTTTTTTAAATAACCTGTCTTAGAAGTCTTCATTTAAGATCTTTTATAAGCTTCAGCTTCCCAAGGCAAATTTTTTGCCCCTTCTTCCATGTCAGCTCTTGAATATTTTTTACCTTTCCAGTATACGTTTTCGTTGTCGTAATCTAAATCGCCTCTATCCATTTGTTCTAAATGAATTTTTTCGTGAGATACAACGTCGTCAACTTCTTCTGGATCTAAGTTTATATTTATAACTATAGAGCCGTTTTTGTTAGCTTTACCCATAACACCATCTTCCATATCAACTCTGTATATAGGTGTATTGTCTACCTCGTAAGGCGGATTTGTAAGTTTAAAAGCCATGTTGTTTTCTGTATGGAAGCATTTTGTTTAAAGCTTCCTTGCGACCTTGACAGCCGCAGGGAATATTTAAACCTTTTGATACATTTTCTACTACATTCTTGATACCAGTGGCTTTAGTAAACTTCTCTATGCTGTCTCCTAAACCTTGTGATTTCATAATTTACGGAGTAAATATAGCTGAAGTAAACTGATTGTATACAGCTTGTGCCGTAATTGGTTGTCTACCCTGTAATCCTGATTGAGCAACTGGTGCTTGTGCAGTTGTTAAAGGTGGTACCACTGTAGATACTACGCCTCCTGGATTAGCTGTTAAAGCTGCGTTAAACGCTGCTAGCACATCAGCCTTTCTTGAAGCAACTGTAGCGGATCCTTCAATAGGAGCAGATAAAGTAATAGTATACAAAGAAGTTGCAGAAGTGCTAGTTGTAATTACTAATGTTGTAATTCCAGCTGCGCCGCCACTGTTTGATGCTACCATTCCTCCGTACTGATCAATTGGAATTAATGTTTCTCCAACAACTCCTGCTGCGGATACTGTTGCTACTTTTAAAAATTTTGCCATTTTGTTTAGTGTTTAGTGTTAGTGTTAGTGTTAGTGTTTGGCTGAGGTTTGTACAGTCCTCTCTGTTTTATTTAATTTTTACGATTGAGATCTAGGCTTCTCAGCTTCTGTTCTTGTTAAATCTGCTTTAACTTTTGCTTTTAAAGCTTGAAACTTAGTTTGTTTCTTTGGTTTTGGTTTTTTATCGTCTGCTGCATTCCTAGCTTCTCTTTCCGCTTTTATTCTTTCCAATCTTGCTAATTCTTTTTTAGCCGCAGCGTTTTGATTAATAGGCGATGAGCCAGAGCCAGATTGAGAATGCTTAGACATCCATGATCTTCCTCCGCTAGCGTCTTTCACTATAGGATTATCACTCATTAAATCTTTTTTTTCTTGTGCTGCATAACCTTTGTTCTGGTTTTGCATTGGTGTTCCGTAAGCCATTTTATTTATTTTTAGTTAGTGTTTTTTTTCGTCGTATTTTAAATCTCCTGCTAGTCTTGAGATGTGTTTCTCGTCAGCTGTCATACTTTCATCGCTATGACCGTGCTTATCATCATAATCAACATCTTCTTTAAGATATTTCATATGCGCTTCGTCATCTCGTTTAGTAGCTCCCATATTAGATGCTGTTACTCTTGAGTGTTTTGCGTTTCCGCTGTACTGTCCGTAATGTCCTTTATGTCCCATTATTAGTCTTCTTGTTTTATATACTTTTCTGGATTTTTTACCTTGTCATCTTCAAGCATATATTCTTTCGTGCCAGCTTCTATTTTGTTAAACATCTGCTGATAGTCTTGTTTGTTAGATACATACCCTCCGTTTGCAGGAACTCCTCCACCTTCGTAACCACCCATTTTTGCTGGTGATCCAGCTGCTTCAGCTGCGTTACCTAACCCTTCGTAGTCTTTACCTCCTGTTTCAGGATTGTTAGCTTCAAACTTATTACCCATGCCTTCGTAGTCTTTATCTCCGGCTTCAGGATTTTCAGGTGCATCTTTAATTTTATCTTTTAAGTGATCTGGAAGATTTTTCTGATTACCTACTAAAGCTTTTGATATTGGTGATTTAGCGCTAAACGCTCTTTGAAATGGTGAACTCATGTTTAATTATTTTTCCATTATTGATTTCTTCTTACTGTCTCCAAACCCTTCTTTTTTCTGTTGTGTTGGCTGTTCAGCGTCATCTCTGTTTGGATTTATTTCAACTTTGTAACCCGTGCTTTCGTTACAATGATACTCTGGTTTTTCTCTTTTATATTCAGCGGCTCCGTCTTTTTTCTTCATATAGCCTTCTTTCAATTTCGCCCAACCTGTTGCGCATTTGTCTTGTCTGAATGGTGAATTTGATCTCATATTTTTTATTTATTTGTAAGCTTTAGCTTTTTGAGTTATTGGTCCAGATTTATAGTCACAAGGATATTTAGATACTTCCATACCTGTAATACCTGAGCTTGATCCTACACCCATTGGAAAACCT